TTGCTAATGAAGTACCTAATTGGCAGGACATTAATAACGAAAAAGCTTTTCAAGCTTGGTTGTTAGAAGTTGACCCGCTAACTGGTATTAGTCGCCAGACATACTTAGAAGACGCACAAAACAACTTAGATGCGAACAGGGTGGTTAACTTTTTTAAAACTTGGGAAGGGGAATTTGGCGTGGCGAAAGATGCTCAGATTGACCGTAAGGCTCAACAGTCTCAGTTACAGAAACAAGTGTCTCCAGGAAAAAGTAGAAATAATGGAACAAAAGCTTCTGGACAACCTAGAACATATACTAACGATGACATCAAAGAATTTTTTTCTGATGTTAGAAAAGGTAAATATAAAGGTAGAGATGATGAGCGAGGTCGAATAGAACGCGACATTTTTGCTGCACAGCAGGAAGGTCGTATAACCGTTGCTTAATTAACTTAACAAGGAGGTCATTATGGCTTTTGCAACTTCACCAGGACATCCAGCGTATACAGGTAATTTTATTCCTGAAATCTGGTCTGGTAAACTTATTGAGAATTTCTACGATGCTACGGTATTGTCGGCAATCTCAAACACTGACTATGAAGGTGAAATCAGAAATATGGGTGATACGGTCAACATTCGTACTACTCCTGAAATCACTATTCAAACTTATGTTAAGGGTCAAACTCTAGCAGTAGAAAACCCTGACAAAGCTAAACTACAACTTGTTATTGACAAAGGCGAATATTTTGCTTGTGTTGAAGACGATGTTGACCAAGTGCAAACAGATATGAACTTAATGGACATGTGGTCTAAAGACGCTTCTGAGCGTATGAAGATTAAAATTGACGAAAGAGTTTTAACTGATTTGTTAACTGATGTATCAGCAAATAACAAAGGACAAACAGCTGGAGCAATCTCTGGCAACATTGACCTTGGTGTAGCAGGTACTCCTGAAGCTCTTGACAAAACTAACGTCATTGGCAAAATTATAGACATGGGAACAGTTCTTGACGAAGCTAACTGTCCAGAGCAGAATCGTTTTTTAGTGATTCCTGCTAAGATGGCTGGTCTAATCAAGCAATCAGACCTTAAAGATGCGTCTATCACTGGTGACGGAAGTACACCATTGAGAAACGGTAGATTAGGTATGATTGATAGATTCACTGTTTATATTTCTCATAACCTTTACAAAAATGGTTCTGAGTTCAGTGTAATTGGTGGACACACAATGGGATTCACATTTGCATCACAGATGACAAATATGGAGACTATTCGTTCTGAAACAACTTTTGGTAATATCATCCGTGGTCTTCAAGTTTATGGCTATAAAGTCGTTAAACCTGAAGCTCTTGCGACAATGATTGTAACCGTTTAATCTTATACAAGGAGAAAAAACATGGCTGCATATACAGACACACATGGCTTTGATAAAGGTTCTGCGGCACATCCTGCCAAAGGAATTAACAGAGTCGGCTATATCGAAGTTGTACTAGACTTCGCTGAAATTACCGCTGCTAGAGTTACAGCTGGAGCAACTGCTCTTACTGCTGGTGACTCTTTACAGGTAATTTCTTTACCAGCCAACACGCTAATAATGGCTGTTGGTGCAACAACCCAAACTGCTGAAGGCGCAGCATCAACATTTGACCTCGGATTTACCGGTGGTGATGTTGATGGATTTGTTGATGGAGGTAATGCTAACGCAACAGGTACTACATCATCAAACGGTGCACTTTTAAGTGGCGATAACCAAACCCATTATCTTGCAACTGCAGATACTATTGATATGCTTATTGGTGTATCAGGTGCTGTAACTGACGCTGCTAAGATTAAAGTATGGGCAGTTGTTGCTGATTGTTCATAGACTAAGGACTAAGGGGGCTTCGGCCCCCAGTTCTTATAAGGAGATGTTATGGGTAAAGGTATGAAACATTATTTCCGTGATGGGACTGAGCACAAAGGAGGCACACACAAGATGCCTAATGGTCAGTTACATTCTGGAAAAACACATACTAAAACTAGTAAACGTTTATATCATTTTAAAGAGTTAAGTGCTACGGCACAGAAAAAGGCTAAAGCATAATGACTAAAATTGACAAATCTAAAATGGCTTGTAACAAACCAAAGCGCCAGATTTCAGGTGGCAAAAAATTTGTTGTTAAAGCATGTCAAAATGGTAAAGAAAAAATTATTCGGTTCGGGGACGCTAAAATGAAAATTAAGAAAAACCAACCAGCAAGACGAAAAAGTTTTAGGGCTAGACATGGATGTGATTCACGACCCCCATCAAAAATGACAGCTCGTTACTGGTCGTGTAAGAAATGGTAATATTATGACAGCACCAAAAGTAAAATCAAAAAAAGACGCTTGTTACCATAAGGTAAAAGCTCGTTACAAAGTTTGGCCCTCAGCATATGCTTCGGGAGCTTTGGCTAAATGTAGAAAGGTTGGCGCGGCAAACTGGGGTAACAGCAAAAAGAAAAAGTGATATGGTAAGAAAAACTAAAAAAGGTGCATCGCTTCGCAAATGGTTTGCTCAGAACAAAGGTAAAGGATGGGTAGATTGTAAAACAGGTAAGCCCTGTGGCCGGAGTGATTCAAAAAAAGATAGTAAAAGAGGGTACCCTGCTTGTCGCCCTACTATGGCGCAATGTAAAACTGCAGCAGCAAAGACAGCAATGAGAAAGAAAAATTCATCCAGTCGTGTAAGTTGGAGGGCATAAAGAAAAGTTTCAAAGAAGTTGAAAGAGTAATAAGAAAAGCATAGTATAACAAAAGAAAGGCAGGTATAACATGACCGAAACAAAAAGATGGCTTAGAAATATTGTAGATGGTGAGATTTATGGCTGGAATGAAGTTCTAGCAGAAAACCCACGAACTGAAGAAGTTACTGAAGAAGAGGCGTTTCCTGAAAAACATATGCCTAAAAAACAAAGAGGGCGCCCAGCAAAAGTAAATTTAAAAACAGAAAATATTCCTAACCCAAAAGGAGAAACTCCACCAGAACTAGCTGAAGAAGCAAGTAAAGGTTTGAAAAGAGCAAGAAATGACAAAGGGCATTATATAGCAGATGACCCAACTACTCCAGAAAATGAAGCCTGGGTAACAGAAAAACCAAGTGATAGTGAGTAAAAAAAGTGATACTAAACGATGTAATATCAGAAGCACGAGAAATACTACAAGATACTGTATCGCCAAAAAGATATAGTGATGCTGTAATGTTAAGTTTTGCAAACCAAGCGTTAAAACGTATTGCTGTTTTACGTCCTGATTTATTCGCAATTATTGCAGACATTCCTACTACGGCGGGCGAAGTGGTGCAATCAATGCCTTCCGATTCTATTCGGTTGCTAGAAATTTATTCAGTAAAAAATGGTAATGGTATTATTGAAACAAATAGGGAAATACTTGACCAGTCTTTACCTACTTGGATGAATGCAGACGCAGGCGCTGCTGTTAATTTTATGAGGCATGTGCGTAATGCAAATAAATTTTTTATATACCCAAAAGCTCCTGCTGACCAAACACTAATTGGTGAGTATGCTCAAGTGCCACCTGTATATGATGGTACAACTACAGTTGCTTTACTACCGGATGCTTACCTTCCTGTTGTTATAGACGCTACTGTTTTCTTAGCTGAATCTGTAGATAATGAGCATGTTAACTCTAATAGAGCACAATTATTCCAACAATCATTTACTCAAGCTTTAGGAGTAGCCGCACAAAGTAGAGCTATTACTGATACTGAGCGAGGTGGACTAGATGAGGAGGATGTTGCGTAATGCCTACATATTCGACTAGAACTTTTCTTGATATTGTTAATAGATTATCCCCTAGTGTACCTGGATGTCCTACACCTGTTATAGAACAATATGTTCGTGATGCAACTATAGAAGCGTGTGAACGTACCTTAGCTTGGCGTTATGAGCAACCTAAAATAAGGTTAGTCCCTGGAGCATATGATTATGCGTATGAAGCACCAGATGATGCAGAAGTACACGCTGTTGTAACAGCTACGGTAAATGGTGATATTTTAAAACCAATAACTTTAGAGCAACTATATGATATATATCCTAAATGGCCTAACCAAGATGCTAACGAAAGAGCACAGCCTTGCTACATAACACAGTTAGACCCTGATAATTTTTCTGTTGCACCTATACCTGATGATAGTAAAACATATGATGTTAGAATGATTGTGTGTTTAAAACCTTTAAGAACAGCAACGAAAATGGATAAAAAATTTTTAGATGAATTAGAAAATGTTGTAATGCACGGAGCGTTGCAACACCTTCTAGTGTTACCAGATAGAACATGGAGTGACAGAGAACTAGCTTCGTATCATGCTAGACAGTTTGCTTTTAAATTATCTGAGCGTAGAGCTAGAACTAATTTAGGTACATCAAAAGCATCTATGCGGGTGCAGGCACAGAAATTTGCGTGAGGTGATTTATGGCAGATATTATTAGATTAGTAAAAGGAGACGAACTTCCTAATGTTATTATTACATTAACAGACGATGTTGCTGGTGATGCTTTAGAATTTACTCCGAAGTTAGGAGGAGAAATACCGGAAGGTACTAAGTTTAGCATATTCAAAGGCCCAACTGTTACTGATACAGAAGTAGTTGCAGTTACTGCTGGCCTATTGGTTGATTCTGATGCTCAACACCATAGTTCCCTAATAGTTTCTAAACCATTATTTTTTATGTATAATGATAGATTGACAAAGAAGAATCAATTAGACCACAATACAAAATATTTTGCAAGGGTTGAAGCAGAAGGAGATGGTTCAAGTGTCACTTTAGATTCAGCAACAGAAAAAGTTACATTTGTGACAGTCACAGATTATGCACAGAAAGTAGTAGATTATAGTAAGTATTCTTTGAACGCTTCTATAACAGATGTTCTTAGAGAAAGAGATGCAATAGGAACATATAGTAGCAACGAAGGTATCACATTAGCATCTCAAAACGATGCTGATTATGATTTGTTTGCTCCTAACGCTGTAAGAGATACAGATGACAATGTGGCTTCAACAGGTGTTTATGTCACAAGAGGACCAAAAAGATATTTACATTATGATTATTCCCCGTCCAAAAACAATTCTAATATTAATGTTATTGATTTAGAAGTTCAAGAATCTATTGGTGATAAAGCGAGTTATGTTGATTTACAAATCTCCGACCCTTATCGTATTCTATCAAAGAAGATAAACAACTATGATGCCTTGCGAATAAGGCAAATGGTTCATAGGGGCGACTTTAATGA